CACGAAGTAAAGTTACATCTTCAAGTTCATCAGGATTTAAAAACAATGTTAAATCTGTCATTGAATATTGAGTTAATGCTAACACATTAGGCACCTTAGAAAATTTTGTCCTTGAGGGTAATCCTGATTTAACATAATTTGAGTGTATATCAGTTGAAAAAGAATCACAAACAAATATATTTCTACCTACAGGAAAATTGCACTTAAATTCAACATATTCATTAAATTTATAATCCGTTAAAACTAAGGATTTGTACATTTGTACATTAGAGTAATAAGGGAAAAATATTTTAGCAAATTGTTCTTCTAATTGATTTTTAGTTTGGTAGGATTCAAGAAAACTACGTTTTTCAATGTAAGCATAAAGTTCAGTTGAAAACGGTTTAACATTAGAGCTTCTCATGAATTTATATCTCAACGATTTGAAATTCCAATTTATGGCATTAAAATTTTTAACCATAATTTTAATTAAAGCATAACGATGTTTAGATCTTATGAAATACTCTTGCATTGTGTTAAAATGTTCGTAATGAGCTTTATGATTTATATTCGAGCAACAACATATATCTGAAATAAGTAATTCACTTTTATCTTGAATTGTCAATAAATTGGCTAATGAAAAATGATGAAGCGTGATGAATTTTGAGCCAACTAATCTAGTTATATTATCATCCTTGAATCTAAGCAAGCCATGATCGGTAGTGGCATGTTCAAAAAGCACAACTGTGTTTGAAACGTTAAGTTCATTAACTAGAACAGCCATAGCACCAGGTTCAACGCCGAAATTTATAGCACTATTAAATCTCAGATCTTTCAACATTGAAGATAACTTCATTGATGCGTTACTTATATCATTGGTGGACCATCTATTGTAATTAAGTATTTTCTTTTCAAAAAGGTCAACATCAACACCATAATAATCTTCAAGGTGGTAGAAATCGCTAAATGTGAATTTAAAATCTTCAGGGTGATTAACTATAGCATAAATACATTCGTCATATTGATATAAATCAGTTTGATACATTAGCTTTCTAACGAATGTAAGCAAATCAGTTTGAATATTAAAGAACTCATTAAACTTCTTAACCAATCTATTTAAAAACCAATTTATTTTAAGAGACAGATTGCCAAAGAAACTTGAAAACAATGGATTTCTTATTAAAGATCCTACTTTAATCATAACTCTTGAATTTTCTTGTTTAGTCAAGGATGCATAAAATATTGTAAAATGAATTAAAATGTGCATAGGTGTGTGTTCTAAAGACCATTTTTTCTGCAAAACCTTTTGAGCAATGACTATTTGATGAATCAAAGATTCCAACATATCATACAACTTTTTAATATCAATCTCTTCTTTTGATGATGCCAAATAATTAATTAATCTCTCAAATTTCACTTTATCCACATAGTAAAAGTGAAGCTCACCATAGCAGTAAAAAGCCACAAAATCAAATATTCTTATTAACTCACCGGACATATTAAAGTATCGTTTATTATGGAATGTAGCAAGTGTCGTATTTGTTGTGTGAAATGTGAATAAACCATACCCAAATTTAAAATGAATTTCTTCCCAAAAACTCAATTTATTGTTGTGCCATACGTTTGTATTAAAACTCCATTCTCTAAAAATTTTAGCGTCGTGTGTGTAACCATGAACGTGCTCTTTAGTAAATTGCATCAACACTCTATCATTCATGATAGACCATTTAGTGTCAAATTTCTCATTAATGAAACCTTTGGAATAATTATGATATGTAAAAAGTTCAGCAGCCATATGCATTGTAAACATGACATATGAAGCATTGAATCTAGCTTGCATTTCTGCTACTTGCCTAGGAGAAATATAATAGAAAACATCAAAAGCTAAAATGATTTGATATTCTCGAGTGGGTACATCATTTATTAAACCAAAGGAAAAAACATTTGAATGTTGGCCTCTAGTAATATAATCTTTAGCCAAATGATAATACTTAGAAGTGGAATCCGCATAGTCATTTTGCGCATGAATAGTGTCCTCAGAAATCCTTTTCTTGTCTTTATAATCATAAGTGCCAATGTGAACGCACATGTTAATATTAGGATGCTTATCAAAAAGCATTTTTGCTTGAGAATAGTTTCCACCAATTAAAAGAACTGATTTAGCACCTTTCATTTTCCCATGAGCAATTTGTTGAAGATAATAAGATGCATTTTTAAGTTTGGGATGACTACATGTTGTACCAACGTTAGTTGATATATTAGGATTTTGACAAAAGTCTAATAACACATCTAAATCATCAACTGAACAAATGTAAGGTAATTCTATAATTCTTTTTTGATTATATTCAATATCAAGATTGAATTTAGCTTCGAAAAGACGACCAAAATCAGCCGGTCCTCGAGCTCCTTCAGATAATACTTGTTTTCTGATTTCAGAAATCGGTGTTGTATATGCTGTCATTTGTGTAACAGATCATGAAAGCAATAATAAGAGGATTTTCAAATTCAATTTTTAAAAATCGTAATTGATTTTTATAAATACAAGGAAATACACTGAGTTCTTCTTCTTGACCAGAGAGAACAATTCTCATATAAGAACAAAATGTGTATTCACTTTCAGGTGTTGGTCTAAATTCCCGGACCACCCCGTAAACGTTAACGATATGAGAGGCTTTTTCAATGATTTGGCTTCTCGTTAAGAAAAGATCTTCGTGTTGTGAAAAGTCGAATAAATTAATTAAATCGTAGATTTTTCCACCTACGTACACAGTTTGATTCTCACAATATGTTTGAAGATGATCTTTATGAATCTGATCAAATAATTTATTTAATTGATTGATAAAAGTTTGAACTATTTCTCTTTTTACGTAAGTTTGATAACGTTTATCCGACATAAATTAATC